TTGTATACCCGTTTTTAGTACATAAAAAATATTACATAAATAATAGTAATTTGAATATTTATGCTTTCTTTTATTTGGAAATTTTTCTGAAATATATTTTTCAAGATATTCTATATAATTTTTCGGATGTATTGAAAGTTTTATCAGCCATAAAAATAAAATTAATAAATTTTAGATTATTAACCTCAAATTTATTAATTCTTTTGATTAAATTATCGATTACAAAAACTTAAAATAATAGCATTGATAATATTTTTGATTTTTAAAATTGTTCCATATCAATAAATATTTTTAATATACTTGGATCATTTTGAAATCCAAATATTAAATTAATTCCATTTATTACAAATAATGGATTTGGTATAATTCCAGTATTATATTTTTTTTTAAATTTATCCAAATCATCTTTGGTTAAATTCAAATATGTTACATTATTTGGTTCCAATAAATACTTTTTTTGAATTCCTTCTTTTTTTATTTTATCAAAAAATGCTATTTTACCTTTGTCAGATGTAAATGGAATATTTAACACAAAATATTTTAATAATAATTCATCATAATTATTTTGGTCTGCTTTACTAATGTCATTGATAAATGTATTCATCATATAATTAATCAATCCTTGTGAACTAGGTATTGGACAAGACAGACATTCTTTGATAGGAGGACAAACTGGACATGATGGACATACAAATTTATTTATGGAATAATAATTTAATCCTAATAAGATTATTATTAATAAAATAATAATATAAGATGACCAACTTTTATCTATTTCACTCATGTATATATTTTTAATATTAATTTATTATTTTTTCAATAAAAATAATAAATTAATATTAAAAAATATATATTATAAAATTAGTTATGACTTATAATTTAGTTAAAACAAGTATACCATCGTTAGTTGACAAACAATTAGCGATGAAAATTGCAAAATTAAATAATATTGATTATACAACAGGTATCGCATTACCAGAATCACCAAAACCACCAACACAATTTGAATTATTATGTATTGATATCAAAGAATCAATCATTTTATTTATTAGAAAAAATATTTTTGCAATTGTAATTGTAATTATAATTGTTGTGCTATTAACAATGCGCTATAATCAAGTACAAAAAGAAAAAAAAATTAAAGCAGAACAACTTAAATTATTACATAGAGAAAGATTACATAATGAAATAAAAAATAACACTATAAATCGTGTCATTAATAATATTAATAATGATAATAATAACAATTATAATAACAATTATAATAACCACAATAAAAATGATAACGATAACAATTATTATAATAATAACAATAATAATAACATAGACTATATTAGAAATTCATTTATTAATTATGATGATTCAAAAACAAAAAAATCAATATTATCTAATATTAATAACAACACAATGTCAGATTATAATTATAAATTTGATAAATTTCATAGTGCTCAATTTTAATTAAATCAATACAGCGAACCTTTTGTAAGAAAATAATAGTCATCAAATTTATTATAAATTTTCATAGATGAATAGTTTATATAATATATATATGATTATTGTATAGCTTATCTTGATATAATTATTTAGTATTGTCCATGTTTTTTTCATTATATTTGCAATACAATTGTCTTAAAGAATCATAATATGTTTAACATATATTTGTTTATAAAATAACAATTATAAATTAATTGTTATTTGCCATAAATTGTGCATTATTTTCGAGATGATTCAATCGTTTCATTAAAATTTTTATATGTAATTCAACAATATCAAAATTTTTATATTTTCTATGATCAATGTCGACATAATAATATTGTTTCGATACAAATTTTATTTTTTCTTTTATTTTTTTTATTTTTTCATAATATTGTAAACTATTATTATTCATAATATGTATATATATTATATTGTATAGATAAAAATTGAATAATATTTTTTTACTACAATTATATAATTACACAAAAAAATATATATATAACCAAATTATGAATTTCAAAAAAATATTAACAAAAAAAGATTTATATAATGTATTTGAAGATGATGATAATAATATACTTATAATGGGGAAAACACAATTGGGTAATGATTATATTATTGATAATGCACATTTAATTATTAATGATATAATTAAATGTGATGAAAATATACAAGATCAATTAATATGGTTACATGGATATGGTCCAAGTCCTCATTTTATATTTTATAAAAATAAAAATATTAGTATAGATAAATTGCAATTAGAAATGTTCATTAAATCAAACTGTTCAAAAAAATCAGAGTTACAAAAGCCATTATCTTGTTGTATGTTGAGAAATGTAAAAAAAACATCAACACTTGGATTAGTTCATATAAAACATGAAAAATTATCTGATTTATTAGAAAATTAATATATTATATAATGATATATGTTAGATAAATCATTACATATTGTTGCAAATATTGTTATTATTGGATCTGTAATAATTACAATGATATATAATATAAATCCAAAATATAATATTGTTAATTATTTTATAAAAGATGACAATCTCAAAAAAATATTTTATATTGGTGTTGGTTTATGTGGTTTATATTTATTATCCAAAAGAGAAACATTTTTACCATTTCTTGGTGAATCAGTTGTTCCTAGTTCTTTATTTGAAGAAAAAAATAATAATGATTTGGAAAAAATGTTAACTGAAAAATCTAATAATGCAATATCATTAACTGTGTATGCACCAAATTCAGATAAAGTAATATGGTGGGCAAGTAAACCAGATGATAGCACTATTGCACCAACATATGATATTGCATATGATGAATATAAAAATAGTGGTGTATCAAATGTACAATCTGATGGAAATGCTTATATAACATTACCATGTCCACAACAATACAATGTTAACAATAAAAAATTACCAAAACATTTACATTTTCGAGAAGCAAATGGTGCAATGTTAAGTGAAGTAAAAACTATTAATTTAAGTTGTTAAAAATATGATTTTCTAAAAAAATTAATAAATAATATAATCAATATTAATGCATATCCAATGAATAAATTTGTTATTATAGTATATTTATTTATATCACGCTGTAACACATAATATCTAAAACAAAAATAATCACCAATAATTAATTGAACAAGTTGTAATAATGTAATAAATGGTTTAATTGTTTTTAATTTAATGCAAAATAAACATAATATATAATATAAATACATTATGGTATGCACAAATGAATTAAATAAAGTTGGTACTATTACTATACTTATATTGTAATAACATGTCAAATACCATACAAAAAAAGCACCAAAATGATGATATTTTTGTAAAAAAATTGTATTATGACCTTTTGCCATAATTAACCATGTGTCTAAAAATTCCCATATTTTTGAATACGTAAATAACCAACAAAGATTCATTATTTTTTCATTTGTAATTGTATCATTTATTAACCAATTTGGATTTATCAATCATCATATGCTGAAATGACATGTTGGATAAAAAATAATCTTTAATTTTCATTATATTGCACAATAATTATATTTTACTTCTAATAGATTTTTTTGTTTATAAATATCAACTATTTGATCATATTTGATTGGAAATAAATATTCATACTCTGCAAACATTTTTTTTAACATATTATTTTTGGCAATGCAATAATTCAAATAAATTAAAAAGGCAAATGCATATTGTTGTTTTTTTGTTTCATCTACATATTCACTGTTAATTTTTTTAAATTCTTCTTCTATACCCATTACATAATTAATTAATTTTGACACATTTATTTTCATATATTCATCTATATTTTCCAATTTATACAAAAATGGATATGAAAATATTGTAACGTTTTTTTCTTTGACATCTATATCTATGTCATCTAAATCATCTAATAATTGAAACATAAAACCCATATGACTTGATAATATCATTAAATCATTACAAGATCTAAAATTAACATTAATATAAAATATTTGCCATGATGCAATTAATGTTTCTCTTCCTTTGTCCATTGTCATTTTTAATATAATATTTAAATCTTTGACATCATTTTTATTTTCAAATGTTTGATATTTATTAGTTTTAACTTCAGATATAAATATTTTATACATTGATTCATATAAATATGGATACAAATCCAATTTATAATTCATCAATATTGAAAATATATTGTTTATTGTTGATAAATATTTTAAATCTAAATTACAATATTCATTTAATATTTTTCCAGTTCTAAATAAATGATCTATGTATTTAGTAACTAATTTTTTTATTGTTTTGTCAGTATCCGGAAAATCTAACAAATTATCTAAAAAAACATAACAACATAAAAAAAATAATATTAATGGATTACTACGATATATTTCCACAAACGAAAATGTTTGTTTGTTTTCAATTAGATTTAATGAATATATTGATGCAAATATATTGATTGTTGCATAATACATATATTTTTGATCAAATTTATTTTCATCAAAAAATAAATATCCATTATTGATTTTATCTAACAATTTCAGATCTTTGTACAATTCATATAAACCTAAATATATGTCATTCAATAAAAAATGTTCAAATGGCAATTTAAACTCATCTTGTAATTTTACAATAAAATTATTTATTTCTGTATTGTATTGTTGCATAGTTTCTGTAGATGGTTTCATTAAATATTTTTTATCAAAAGTTTTAATAGTTTTCCATGCATCATTAACATTTAATGTATAATTGTTACATTTATAAATATTATTAGTATCAATACTATTCCAAATTTTATCAGCATCTAACATATTTTGTTTCAATATATACATATATTTGTACTAAAAATTGTTCATTTATCCGTATATCTATATATTATGCAAAATCATAAATTAAATAAATTAAATTGAATAAATTAATTTATTTAGTTTAATTATATTATATTATGTCTAACAATAACAACAATAATAATATACGTAGTATGAATATAAATAATAATAACGTCAACAATGGACTGACAATACGTAGTATGAATATAAATAATAATAACGTCAACAATGGACTGACAATACGTAATAATATTTATAAATATTATGGTTTAATATATCATGATGACACTTGTATGATTTTTATAAAAAATGTAAACTATCTGAGAAAAATCATAAAATATGACATTGAAAAAAATAAATCGTTTGCATTTAAATATAAAAGTCAAGATGATTGTAAATTTATATGTATTAACTCAAAATATATGTTTATAACCTATTATGAAATATTATATTTATTTAACATTGAAAATAATTTATTAACAGAATGTAAAACAGATTGGATTTTTATTGACACATATAGCAATTATGAGTTAAATCTTTTTGACAATAAATTATATTTATATCGAAAAGAGAAAAGTGTAATTACTGTGGCAGATTTTAAAATAAATGATACCGGTAACATTAAAATATCCACACTAGGATATTATGATGTTGGACACAATATTGAAAATTTATTATTTGATAACAAATACAAAAAATTATATTTTACAAAAAAATATGATTCTTATTTTAATCTTATTACTTCTATATATGAAATAAATACAGAAGAACTAATAGATTCGACTATAGAATATAATAATGAAAAAAAAACAAAATATATTGAACAAATACTTCCAGATAGTGTTAGCGGTAAAGCGGGAAATTATATGTATATATATGGTGATAATATTATTGTTTTTCGTACAGGTTTTACTGTAGAAGGACCAAAATTAAGTATTATAAAAAACTTTAAAACTTTAACTTCTGAATACATTGAATGTTTATTGCCAGACAATACACTTTTATTATATGATTCCATGCAATTGAATAAATTTATGATTTCTACAAAAATAGATGAAGATCAATACCAATATTCATATTTGTGCGAATTTTTAAATTTTAAAGAAAATTGCAGTAAATCTATTTATTTGCCATATATAACAAATGATTTAAATGAAATATCTTATGACCTTACATATAAAATTAATGGTAAAACAGTAACAAAAAATATACTATCATGTTTAATGAATGTACCAAACTATTTTATGGATTGTATAATAAAAAAACAAATTGCTACATTTAATTTAATTAATGTTGAAACGTTTATAGATACTAATGAAGAATTTTATACGATAAAAGATCATATTATCACTTTTTTTAAATTAAATTATTTCAAATTAGATGAATCAAAACAATTATATTGTTTTAAAAGTGGAATAGACAAAGATGCAATATCAATGATTATTCAAATAATTTATTATATGATATTAAATTCAATTCATATTGATATTAAATTAGAACCAATTATTGTTTATCATTTTATGCCAAATTTACCATCATTTGAAACAATAAGTTTTGATGAATTTGTAAAATTCATCAAAAATTTAGATGAAAATATTTTAAAATTAGAACCTTGGAAAAATTTATATAAAACTGATTATTTTAATTTCATCAAAGAACAATATAAAAATCACAAATGGATATATGACATCGTTAAAAATATTTTTTCACACGAAGATAGTATTTATATTGATTGTGTAAATAAAAATATTGTTGAAATGTATAAAGAATTATTTTGAATAAATAAGCAAAAATAAATTATAATTACTAAATTATGGATATATATATAGATACTTTTAAACCCAAAAAAATAATATATTATGACGATAAACATATTATTGAACAGTTTGACCCGTATATTATTACTAAAACAGACAGAATAACTAATATTAAAAAAATAATTCAACATCGCGGGTTTTTTTTAGATCCAACATACATTCATTCAAATATATTTTATATTGACCAGATGAAATTATATGTAATTGATATGAAAAAAAATGATGAACCTTATCAATTAGACAAAATAACTTTTGATTGTGGTAAATTTATTGTTAACAAATCTAAAATCATAGTTCAAAAAATATCAGATCGAAAGAGTAATAGTAACAACAGATTTCACATTTTTAATTATTCAGTCGATACAAATAATAAAATTAATATTTATAATGGGTCTAAAATAATATTAGCGAATAATGAAACAATACATGTTGACAGTAAAAATAATAATGTGTATATTATAGAATCATATCTAAATGGTTCAGATTATGGATTCTATGTGTTTGAATTGCATAAATCATTAAGAAAATACATGTTTCATGTAGATTCTGTAATAGACCCTAAAAAATGTATGTTTTATAATAACGTTTTATTTAATTTTACCCATACGAAAAAAATAGATATATATTCAAATGATGCTATTTATCATTTGAATACAAATAATAATATTACCAATATTATTTATGTACCTGACACAGATAATTTTATAGTTATACAAGAAAATGATGATTATACAATGGATATACCTCAACGCCCAATAATTTTTTATATCATAAATTCTATATTAAAAACTGTAATTATTGATGATTATGATTATTATCACAACAAAAGAGAATATGATATAACTATTCCGTACATAGAAGATGATTCAATTAAACAATATAAATTTAATGTTAATGGCAAAAATACTAATATTTTTAAAGCATTAATGCATCATAAAGAATATTTTGAAGATAAAAATTATAATAAATATATAGTTAAATTTAAATTGTTTAATTTAGAAAAATGCATATATGACCAAATAATTGATGCTGGAGGGGTTCGAAAAATAATTTTTCATGAATTAACTAAATATATTGAATCAACATTTTTTGTAATCGACACTGAATCGCAATTATATAGTTTTAATGTTCAATATATAACAACTTATTCAGATAATAAAAAAAAAGAACTTAATTTTCTAGGTGTATTATATAAATATGCATTAGCACATAACCATACAATAAACATTAAATTAGACCCAGTTATAATTTATTGTTTATTGTATGGTCAACATGCATTTGAGAATGTAACGTTAAGTAAATTTATTGATTTTATTAAAGAATCCGATAACAATATATTAGGTGTATCTCCATGGAATAATTTAATACAAGATCAATATAAATATCCAAAATTTAAATCACAAATATCAAACACAAATAATGATTTACATTTAAATTGGTCAATAAATGATATACCACAATATAATAATAATAATAATAATAATAATATAAATTATAGATCCAATTCACATCCTAGAGAAATAAAATTTACACCTGAAAAATATTTTATACAAGTTAAAAAAATATTCTATAAAAATAAATGGGCATATGATGAGTTCGCTAATGGTTTTAATAATACATCACTATTATTTAAAATTAAATATAACATGAAATTATTTAATGATTATATGTTAGGTGTAACTGATCTTAATTTAACGGTGTTAAAAGAACATCTAAAATGTGTAAATTTTGATGATCGTCAAAAAGATTATTTATTTGAAATATTTAAGTTGTGTGTAGAAGAATGTCAAAATGAAAAATTGTGGATTAGTCAATTTTTAATAGCTGTAACAGGAATAAATACAATACCAACAAATGGATATATGCGAAATCCACTTACCGTCAGATTAAGAGACATTACTAATATGTATGGTGATATTGAAATACCCCTTGCTTTGTCTTCTCATACATGTGCCAATGAATTAGAAATAAATAAAACTTTATTTAATGAAAAAATGAATGACAATGTATATGATATAGATGATATATTTTTAATGAATTTCAAATATGATCAATTAAAATTATTATCTAATAAAACTGATATGGCTTAAAAAAAAATATATATATAGCTTATTTAATTAAAATATACATTTAAGTACATTACCATTGGCGATACTGGTTGTGGAAAAACAAATTTAATTACTCAATTTACGATGAACTATTTTTTTGATGATTCGCATCATCGATATTGATAATGTTAGTGTTAAATTAAATTTTTATGACAGGAAATGTGAAGCGCGATTTTGTACGATGATATCTTCATATTATAGAGAGGTGAATGGAATATTTTTAGTGTATAGTATAAATCTTCAAGGGTGTAAACAATAAGTATTACAAAAAAAATAAACCACCTATTATATTGATTGGCAATAAATGCGATCTTGATGCATCTCATGAAGTTAGTATAGAATAAGGACAAAAAAATAAAAACACCAGTGCCAACACAAACAAAAATTTAATTTTAACCAAAAGAATTAAGAAAATAGACTATAATATGATGAACATAAAAGTTAAAATAAATTAATCTAAAAAGGTAAAATTTGTATTTTTGTTCAAAAAGTGTATATTTTTAAAAAACATA